TATATTTGCTAAAACCAATACAGTAATTATGGAAAGTAGAGTAGAAGAGCAAGAGCTCACGCATGAAGAATTGCAAGCAAGAAAAGATGAAATGTTGCAGTTTTACACAGAATCAATTCCTTATCTAGAAGCTCAGTACAAACATGAGGAACTTCTAATGAAGATTGACAAGGCTCGTTTTGAAAGAGCACAGTACCAGCTTCAGTATGCAATGATGATGAATCCACCACAGGAGTCTGAGTCACCAGAAGAGTTGCGTGAAGAAATATCTAAAGAGAGAAAGCTTAAAAAATCCTAATCATGGCTCTAGTAAATCAAGTACAGAAGCGTGTGCGGATGCCTAAGTGGGAAGTAGTAAAATTTCAGATACTAACTCATTGCTATATTAACCGTATAGCAGTGAGTGAATCTGATCTTAACTGTCTTACATTACTTAGCTTTAATCAGCCAATAGAGCTGACACACTTTTGTTATGATGCTTCAGCAGAGGAAGATTGGATCTTTAAAACACCACAGACTGTACGTAACTGTATTAACAAAGCAGAAAAGAATAAGCTTGTTATAAAGGATGCAAGTAACAAGAAAGTTATTATGCTTAATCCGGCATTACAAATACAGACTGAAGGAACAGTATTACTTGACTATAAATTCTTAGGAAATGATACCCAAGAAGCCACAAGTAATAATTAAGCAAGTAGCAGAAGAACTAGATCTTCCTCAATCCTTAGTGGATGATATTGTAAGTTTTTATTATAAAGAAGTAAGAAGATGCCTTTCAAGTTTAGAAGAACCAAAAATAAACTTACCAGGTTTAGGACACTTTTTAATTAAACAACGTGCAGTAAATGTCCAGATAAAAAAACATGAGGGAGCACTGAAGCAATATAACAGAGATACATTTAAAAATTATCACAACTTAAAACTGGTAGAACAAAGGCTTGAGAAACTCTATAATGCTAAAAAGAATATAGTAGAGTTTTTAGAGGAAAAAAAGAAATTCAAAGATGGCAGGTAAACTAAGTGATATTTGGAAGAACCGTAAACAAATCATGGAGGGAATTAAGAACTCTGTAATCCGTGATGAGTTTGTAGAAGAGATAGCCTCTTATAGAATGGACATATGTACATCATGTATCTATAAGGATATAGAAGGTAAAGAATGTATGGTACCGGGTACGCAACCTTGCTGTGGCCAGTGCGGATGTTCTCTTTCATTTAAAACAAGATCACTCTCATCAGACTGTCCTGATGGCAGATGGTACGCAGTAGTATCAGAAGAAGAAGAAGATAAACTAGATAACCTTGACTAAGATGAATGATCAATATTTAAACAACTATAGTGGCACTAATATACATGGTACAACTGTTACTACCACAGAAGGTTTGTGGAGCCAAATTAATGCTAATACTACAAATCCTTTTCATGATGTAACAACAGACAGGCTTGATGAACTAGAAAAACAAATAGAACTAGTTAGACTGGATAACAAGTTATTGAAATTAAGGATGCTTAGCATGGAAGGAAAGTTTACTGCAGAAGAAGTAACTAATATCCGGAAGATGCTTATGTCAAATGATGAGGCATCAAAAACATTAGCTGATTCAATTATAGAGAATGCATGAGTATAGTATTTAATGCTGCTGATCATAGCTATAAAAGCATTGAGGCAGATGACATAAAATGGATAAGTGTTACATCACTTGTTTCCAACTTTAAGAAACCATTTGATGCTAAAGCTATAGCAGCCAAAGTAACAAACTCTAAAAGATCTAAGTGGTATGGTATTCCACCTGAAAAGATTTTAGAGATATGGGATAATGAAGCAAACCGTGCTACAACCCTTGGTACTTACTATCATAATCAAAGAGAGTATGATCTATGCTCTCTTGCTTCTTTAGAAAGAGAAGGTGTAACTATCCCCATTGTACCTCCAGTAGCTGAAATAGAAGGATTAAAACAAGCACCACCTCAAAGACTAGATCCAGGAGTATATCCTGAGCATATGGTGTTTTTAAAGTCTGCAGGGATATGTGGACAGTCTGACCTTGTAGAAGTAGTAAATGATCATGTAAATATTACAGACTACAAAACTAACAAAGAGATTAAGACTGAGTCTTATGTAAACTGGGAAGGCATATCTGAGAAACTACTCTTTCCGGTAAACAATTTAGATGACTGTCATTTTAATCACTATGCGTTACAGTTGAGTATTTATATGTATATTATACTCAAACATAATCCAAAGTTAAAACCAGGTAAGATGTTTATACATCATGTACTGTTTGAAACTGAGGGAGAAGATGAGTATGGATATCCAATTGTAAAGTATACTTCAGAAGGTGATCCTGTAGTTAAAGAAGTTATACCAATTGAAATACCATACTTAAAAGATGAGGTAATCAGCATCATTAACTGGTTACATGAAAACCGAGACCAAATAAAAAAGAAATGATAGCTAAACTATTTGATTTGCAAAACGGCATAGTTGTTCCAACAGAACACTGCTATACACTTAAATCACTAAAAGATATAATGGATAATTATCCTGAAGACCATCTTAAGATTTACTTGTATTTGTTTTACATGACCTGTCCTAACCCAGACATGAATCCATTCTTTAATGTCCCACACATGGATAAAGAGGATATAATCTTAAATGAGATCTCTGCAACCTTCTCTACAGAAGATGATGATATAGTAACTGCACTTAGATTCTGTCAAAGAATGTATGAAACTCCTACCTCCCGCGCGTATGAGGGTATGCAGAAAGCACTAGATAGAATATCAAGATACTTATCTACTACTCAGATTACTGATGGTAAAGATGGTAACATAGCTCAAATTAGAGCAATTGCTAAAGACTTTGATGCAATCAGACAATCTTTCAAAGGAGTATATAAAGATCTTCAGGAAGAACAACAAAGCAAAGTACGTGGTGGTCAGGGTCTAGCATATGATATGTAATGGAAGCATTCTGGGAAAACATACCTACTTGGGATAACGGAGTCTGGACAACTACTAGCTTTGCAACTAGAGAAGAGTTAAGAATATTCTTACTTACTATATTCAAAGAACCTGGTCAGTATAATTTTAATGAAGACTCTAATAAGATCTTTAATGAGCAGGCTCAAATCTTTAAAGCAACTAAGGTATATTGTACAGCACCGTTTAGATCTAAAGACTTTATTAAGTATTGGGATGACCAAAAGACTAAGTGTAGAAATGGTGTACTGGTTAAGTCAGGAAAAGAAACTTGGTATCTTGCCCGGGAGTATTATATGTGGCTTAACTTCTTACCTATCTTCAACAAGGAGATACAAGCCTTTGGATTTGCTGACATACGTGATGCTCAGTATCACATGGCTTTATATGAGCAATTAGCAGAATTACACTATAAGCATTCTGCTATTCTTAAGAAACGTCAGATAGCTTCTTCTTACTATCACGCAGGTAAACTAATAAATCAGCAATGGTTTGAAGCCGGTGTTACTCTTAAGATGGGTGCTTCTCTCAAGGATTATATCAATGAGAAGGGTACATGGAAGTTCTTAAATGAATATGCTGCATTCTTAAATGAGCATACAGCATGGTACCGTCCTATGTCACCGGACAAAGTCATGATGTGGCAACAGAAGATTGAAGTAAGAAAAGGAGATAGAAAAGCTGAAGTAGGTCTCAAAGGTACAATACAAGGTATGTCCTTTGAGAAAGATCCTACTAATGGTGTCGGTGGACCAGTTAAATACTTCTTCCATGAGGAGGCAGGTATTGCACCTAAAATGGATACCACCTTTGGTTATATCAAGCCGGCCCTTAAATCAGGTATGATTACTACAGGTATGTTTATAGCTGCAGGATCTGTGGGTGATTTGGATCAGTGTGAACCACTGAAAGAAATGATCCTGAACCCAGAAGCTAATGATATCTATGCAGTAGATACTAATCTTATAGATAAAGATTATACTATAGGTGTATCAGGTTTATTTATTCCTGAACAGTGGTCAATGCCACCATATATAGATGAGTATGGTAACTCACTTGTAGAAGAAGCATTAAAAGCTCTTGATGATTACTTTGAGGAGTGTAAGAAAAAGATGTCTCCGGAAGCATATCAGCTTGAGGTATCTCAGCATCCAAGAAACATAGAGGAAGCATTTGCACATAGAAAGGTATCTATATTCCCACAGCATCTTGTTAATGCTCAGCTAAGAAGAATTGAAGATAAAGAATACTCATATGAGTTCCTAGATATAAGCAGAGATGCAGAAGGAAAAGTTACAGTAAAAGAAACTAGTAAGTTACCAATATCAGAGTTTCCTATATCTAAGAAGACAGAAGATAAAACAGGTACACTTGTAGTATGGGAACGTCCTGTAAAGGATCCTAGCTTTGGAATGTACTATGCTTCCATTGACCCCGTGTCAGAAGGTAAGACAACTACCTCAGAATCACTATGTTCCATTTATATTTATAAAAGTCCCGTAGAGGTGACTAAAAATAATGGATCAGAAATTCAAACTTATATAGAAAGAGATAAGATAGTTGCCGCTTGGTGTGGTAGATTTGATGACCTCAAAAAAACACACGAGAGATTAGAATTAATTATTGA